TTCGGAAAAGGCGTCACAATTTATGTGGCGCTTTTTTTTTATCTTTACAAAAATATTATACAATGGAATTAAAAATCAAAACTTCAATTTTAAGGGACGGCAAACGATATGAAAACGGCGACAAAATAGATTTGCCGGCCCATATTGCAACAATTTGGATTTCCAGGGGTTACGCTTCGCCAATAAATAAAAAGCAAAGCAAAGCAAAGATTGAAACAAAGGAATTGAAAATCGAATCCAAAGAAACAAAAGACAATGCGACAAATTAAAATCAATACAACAACCGGTTCCGAATTATTGACAACCCAAAACGTCAAAGATTACGTCCGGATTGATACAACCGCCGATGATGCGTTGATTGGTGAAATGATCACACAAGCGCGGATTTGGTCCGAAAATTATATTTCGCGCGATATTGTCGCCAAAAATCGAAGTTATTATTTAGACGAAACAAACGGAATTTTTGATTTGCCATTTGGGCCGGTTGCGAGCATTTCACAAATCACAATCAAAGGAACGGCCACAACAGATTTTGAAATTTTAGGTTTGGACAATGAAACAATTGAATTGGACCAAGGACCGGCCGAACGCGTTTTAATTACCTATGTGACAACCGGGATCAACAATTCATTAATAAAACAAGCAATGCTTCAATTGATTTCAACATATTACGACAACCGCGCGGATTTTGTCACGGGCGTAAATTTAAACGAAATTACAACAAGTACAAAAAAAATATTAACGTCCTTTAAATCAATGTTTGTTTAATGCAAGCCGGAAAATTAGATTCTAAAATAACAATAAAACGTTTCTCAAAGGTTGCGGACGGTTTTGGTGGTTTTAATTCAACGCTGTCAACCATTGCAACGGTTTGGTGCAATTTAACGCAATTAAAGGGCGAAATTAAGGACAAATTCGGCAAAAGGCAACAAGACATCGACATTGAATTAACAATGCGTAAAAAGACCGCGGATTTGATTCAATTGGGCGACGTCTTTACATTAGAGGGCGAAACTCAAAAATATAGAATAAACGACAAATTTGAATTTGATTTGGATTTTTATACAAAACTTTTAGCAACAAAATCAAGTTAAATGAATATAAAAATAAATCAATCCGATTTGTCAAAACTTAACAAAAAGTTAGATAAATTGCGCGCGTTTGAATCTCAAAAGGTTTCAAATGAATTAGGAAAAACGGGCCTGGAAATTGTTAGACTTGCAAAACGTGCGGCGCCGGTTGATAAGGGTACGCTCCGCCAATCAATCAGCGCACAAAAAAGCGGCAAAACAATTAACATTGTCGCCAATGCAAAATATTCGCCTTATGTTGAATTTGGCACCGGTGACGACGTTGATTTAGACGATATGTTGCGTTTGGGGATTCCGCCAAGTTATGCCGAACAATTCAGAGGCAAAACCGGCCGAAAGGTGAATTTGCCGCCGCGTCCGTTTTTTTTCAGTTCGGCGCGCGTTGGTTTTAAAAACTTATTGAATCGGTTGACCGGTCAAATTAACAAAGCAATAAATTAATGAAGGAAGCAATTCATTTTGTGCGCAAAGCAATCATTACAAAATTGACCGGTAATGTGACAATTGACGGCGCAACGGTTTTGGTTTATAATAGAATACCAACTGACGCCGTTTATCCCTTAATTCGCGTTTATTCGGTTTCAAGTGACGAAACGGACCAAAATCAATCGTCATTCACAACCGAAACAATCACGCGGATTGAATGCATTACGCGGTTTTCAAATAATGACGGCGGCGAATTAGATTGTAATTTAATGGTCAATCAATGTTTGCAGCAATTGCGAACCAGGTCCGCAAATTATATTGATTTAGTGAGTGACGGTTTTCGCGTTTATACAAGCGTAAACGAGGGAACAAAATATTTTGAAGATGATTTTTCGGATTTTACGTATTTTCGTGCAATCATTGAATTGTCAAATAAGATTGAACAAATTTAAAATGAATGATTTAAAACTATATTTATTGAATACGATTTCTTTTGTTGTTTCATTTACGGCGGTTGATGAAATTTTAAAAATTATATTGTTATTGATTTCTGTTGGTTATACCGCACAACGTTGGTATTATCTAAACAAAAACAAAGGCAAAGAGAATGACTAAAAATTTTAATATTTCCGAATTTCAATGCAAAGGAAATTTAAAAGATTGCGAATGTAAAATGACTGCAAACGTAAAAAATAATATTTCTAAATTAGCCGAACAATTACAAATTTTGCGTGATTATATAGGCGAACCAATCAAAATAAATTCCGGTTTTCGTTGCGCCGAATACAATGACAATCACGTCAAAGGCGCCAAAAACTCACAACATAAAATTGGCAAAGCTGCGGACATCGTTGCAAAATCAAAACACCCGTTGGAATTATATAATTTAATCAACGAATTAATTGATCGCAAAATTTTATATTTTGGCGGTCTTGGAAAATATAACACGTTCACTCATGTTGACATTCGCGATGAAAAGGTCCGATTTGACAAAACAATTTAATAATGGCAAAACAATCCTATAAAGACAAAAACGGAACAACGCGCGTTGGTGACGCTTTGCGTTGGTTGGTTGCTCGCGGAAAAGATGTTGCGCCGGAAATTTTGGACATTGCCGGCAACCTTACGGGAATCGAATCATTTAATTTGTTAAGTGATAAAATTAAAACGGACGGTCAATTGTCCGAAACTGACAAACAAATGTTGTTGGCGGAATTGGAATTTGACGTCATTGAAATGAAGGAAGTCACGACGCGTTGGGTTTCAGACAATGCAACGGATTCATTTTTAACGCAAAACATTCGGCCGCTTGTATTGGCTTTTTTAACGCTAACATTGTTTATTTATATTATTTTGGATTCATCAATCGGCGGTTTTAATATTGCGCCGCAATGGATTGATTTATTGTCGTCGCTGTTGCTTCTTGTTTATGGCGGTTATTTTGGCGCGCGATCAGCCGAAAAGATTGTAAAAAATTGGAAAAAATAAAATGGCAAAAAAACAAATAAATAACTTTTTTAAAAAGCAAAGAAAAAAAAGACCGGGGCGCCATTCCAAAAATAAATCGTTGTCACAACGTAAAAAAAAATACATTGGTCAAGGCCGTAATTAAGGCAAATCAAACAATTTTTATTTTTGTATTTTTGTGAATAATAAACAAAAAAAATTCTATGTCTTCAAATTTATACTTTTCAAGCGATTTTCAACAATTATCTTTTGGCGACAAAGGTTTGCGAATTGTACCGGCGTCGGGAACGTCAAACGCCGGCGAAAACTTTTGCGCAATCCAAGCAATTGAAACGTCGGTCATTACTTGCGATATTGACACGGCGGCCGGTGACGCTTCAATCACGTCATTAAGTTTGCCGGCCGGTGTAATTATATACGGCAATTTCGATGACGTTAATTGTGCGTCCGGCAAGGTTATTTGTTATTTAAGATAAGACCAATTTATGATTGGATTAGGTTTAAAAATACAAAACACCGTCGCGTTAGATTTTAGCGAAATACCTGGATTGTTGTCCGCTTTAAAAGCGCGCGCAACTTTTTTTGAAAATGAATCCGGCACAATTACAATTTTAACAGAAATTGAAAACATTGATTCATGAGCAATTTATTAGACAAAGCAAGTATTTTATTGACGCCTACAGCATATAGTGATGGCACACTTCACAGCGTTAAACCCGTTCAAACTTTTGGTAGTGAGTTAGTCACAAACGGCGATTTTTCAAGTGATACTGATTGGGCTGTCAATGCGGGTTGGAGTATTTCAGACGGCAAAGCTAATATTGATACAGATGACGGAACTGATATTTTTAGTCAAAGTAGCGTTCTTGTTGTTGGTAAAAAATACAAACTTTCTTTAATCGCAAATGTAACTGTTGGAAGTATTAAATTTGAAAGTGGCGAAGGAGATAATTTAATTTTTACTAGTGATATTGATAGTCATATATTTATAGCTGATAGAACACAAGTAGTTTTTAGAAGACAAACAGTACCAACAAGAGGATATATTGATAATGTAAGTATTGTAGAAGTAACTGACGGCGATTTTGACTTTACAAGAGCAACTACAGCTACAAGAGTAAACTCAAGCGGTCTTATAGAGTCTGTTGCAAGTGGTTTACCTAGGATTGATTTTACGGGAGGTACGGGGCAAATACTTTTAGAACCAGCCTCAACTAATGTCAGCGAAAATTCAGAAAACACATCATCTTGGAGTTATGTTGAATTTGGAAGCGGAAGCGCAGGCACAATAACAACTGGTAAAACAGATATGTTTGGTGGCACAAACGCTGTACAAGTAGACTTTCCTGCTGATGCTGAAAATGTCGCTATCCGATTTGGACAAACATCTTCATCAATAACTTCTGGAACTTCAACCATTAGTATTTATGCAAAACTTGTTCAAAGTGGTTCTAAAACATTAAGATTTAGGGCCAGTAGTTCTCAAAATTTAGTAGTAAATTCAACAGAGTTTGTTAGATATGAGGCAACAGTAACAAAATCTTCTGGAGAAGCTTTTAATTTAAAATTAAGGCCGTCCCAAGGAACTTCTAGCGGTGGATTTTCTATTATAATTTGCCATCCACAAGAAGAAGCACAATCTTTTGCCACATCATACATCCCCACAAGCGGAAGCACTGTGACTCGTAACAAAGACCAAGCAAACAACAGCGGAGATACAAGCCTTATAAACTCAACAGAAGGGGTTTTATATGCGGAAATAGCAGCTTTGGCAGATGACTTAACCGAAAGGTCAATTTCTTTAACCTCTGGAAGCGCACAGAATAGAGTTACACTGCAATATAGAAACCAATCTAATGCCTTAAACGCATTTTATCGTTCATCAAATGTAAATATTGGGCAAATTTTCTTTACTGCTTCAGATATTACACAATTCTCAAAAATTGCTTATAGATATAAAGAAAATGATTTTGCTTTATTTGTTGATGGGGTTAAAGTTGGTTCAGTGACTAGCGGTTCTTTTAGTAGCACTTTAACTGCATTGTCTTTTGATAGGACTAATTCTAACAATGTTCAATTTTTCGGCAAAGTAAAATCTGTTGCAGTATTTAAAGAGGCTTTAACGGATGCGGAATTGATTGCGTTAACGTCATAAAAAAACACATCAAAATTTTGTATTTTTGTACAAACAACAAAAATGACAATTTTAGACAAAGCAAAATTTTTATTGATTCCTTCGGGATATAAGGCGACAAAATTATATTCTATTTTTCCAAGCGCCGGCGGTTTTGATTTTACATTCGCGCGCGTTGGTGACGATGCAACAAGACAAAATGTAAGTGGTATTATTGAAACAAAGGCGGCAAATATACCGCGTTTGAATCATCACAACAACGGTTGCCCGTCATTACTTATTGAGGAAACAAGATCGAATTTACAAATAAGATCCGAAGAGTTTGAAAACTCCGCATGGACAACCGACGCGTTGGCCGTTACCGTTACCGCAAATCAAATAACATCACCAAAAGGAACAACAACAGCCGACAAGATTTTAAGGACCGCAACGTCTGCCGCTTACATTCGTGACGCCGCAGCAAAACCGTCAGCCGCAACAATGCAAATGACAACATCGGTTTTTGTCAAACAAGGCGAAGGCGATTATTTTGCGCTTCGCGCGCAGGGCGTTTATCCAAACCGCGTTGACGCCCGGTTTAGATTTAGTACAAAACAAATATATCAATATGACGCGTTTGGTACATTTACAGCCGGCCGAACAAAGGTTGAAGAATACGGGGACGGGTGGTTTCGTTTACAAATAGAATACACAACAGACGCCGTTGTTGACGGTACAAATTCAACATCAACATCGTTTGTTTATTTATTCGGCTGTCAAGTCGAAAAAGGGGTCGGCGCAACCTCATATGTAAAAACAGAAGATATTGCGGTTTCACGAAATTTTGATGATTGTATTAATACTTCAACTTTTACATTAGGCGCCGACGCGACATTTTATTTGGATTTTAAAATTAATTCTTATGATGACAATTTTATTGATTTATTAAGTATTAAAAATTCTAATTCATCAAAAACTTTAAGATTAAGATCGTATAAATCCGGAACAAATTATTTTGTATTAATTTTGGCAACTTCAAACAATGGTTCGTCAAATACTTTGATAACAACAAGTGAAAATTTAATACCATTTTTCCAACAAAATAAATTGGCGGTCCGTTTGTTTGGTAATGAGTTTTTAATATTTTTAAATGGATCACAAATAAAAACCGGAACCGTGACCGGAAATTTTGACGTGTTAAATGGCGAAGCGATTGCGTCCGATTTTGGAATTGCAAACGGCAAATTGAACGGCGATGTTTTCACGCACGCAATTTTTGATGAAACATTGACAACAAGCGAATTAACAACATTAACAACACTATAAACAAAAAAAAATGATAGTTAAAAAATACGAATTTCCAAGCGAAAAAAAAGCCGACGAATACATAAAAAAATTACCTCACGCAAAAGATGATGAAGGGAATGAATATCCAACGCATAAAAATTCAATTGTTAAAATTGGTTTTATTTGTATTAAGGACGGCGAAATTGACGAAAACGGCGAACAAATCAAAGCGCCAAAATATGCAAAAAAATATTCGGTTGACGTACTTTGGCACAATTCGATTTTGCCTGGCGACGATGATTCCGAAAATTACGTTGATTTAGATTATATACTTTGGGCCGATTACGAAATAAATATTGAAGACCAAGGCGTTCACCGATTTATGGGCGTTGACTACATACCTTAAAATAAAATAAATAATTCGTATATTTACAAAAAATTTAATAAACTTAAAACAAAAATAAATGGCAACAACGGGAGTTTTTAACGGAACAAACTTACTTTTAAAAATTGGCGGAACAACTGTCGGTCATACGACATCTTGTTCGCTGTCTTTATCATTAGACACGCCAGAGGCAACAACAAAAGATTCGGCCGGATTTTCGGAATATATCGGCGGCATAAAAGGCGGCGAAATTTCATTTGAAGGTTTAATTGCTTACGATGATTCATTCAATGCAATACAAGCCGCGGACAATCTATTAAACAGAACAAAATTAACTTGTGTTTTTGGCA